GTTGATTATCCATATTTAAAAATTAATCGTTTAATAATTGTTCTACTTTCTTACTTACTTTGTACTTCTTTCTGATGTCTTGAATAGACACTTTACCAGACTTTAATGCTGATTTGGCGTTATTGAACTTCTCGCCATTATCAGGTAACCAAGCTAAAGCCTCGTTTACGGCATTTGTAGCCGTTTTACCGTGAGTATTAGTTGCATCTGAGTCTTTGGTATCGTCAATAAGAAATAAGCCGTTTAAAGCGTATTTCCGTGCATAAGATGAACTTGACCCAAATGATTGAGCGATGTCCATACCTTTCCTGTTAATGTCAATTCCAGCCTGAGCACTAACCTCAATAGTATCTTTACCATCAGTGATTTTTGCTGTAGCTGAAACCATCGGAGCTTGTGTAGTATCTACATAGTCCGATATAGTAAGAGCAAGTTTGTGCTCTACTAATAGAGGTTTTACTGCCTCTAAAATGTCCTCACAACTTCTGTAATTGTACTTACCGAAATTGTTTCTCTGATTCTTCGGTGCTTTCAGTCTCCCCTGAACATCCACCAATTTCTCGTATATAGTCATAGGGCAAATGTACAAATCCCAACTGACACCACCAAATAATTATTGAATTAAATCGAAATTATTGAAGTTTTCTTTGTATTTATTAGTAAGTGAGAACCGCATAGCTTTCTGTTCTTCATTCTTAACTATAAAGAAACCATTGTATTCATCAAACCAAACAGCAAAGTAATCGCATAAATGTAAAGGATAACCTCCGCCCTCTCTATGAAGTGTGACTCTTGTATTATTGTGCTCAGGGTCTTTTTGTCTATCGGCACTTACATACTTTATCTGTATCTTAAACATAACTCCGTTTCTCTCTAATACACAATCGTAAGGCGAAGAATCAAGTAGTGGCATAGAAACATTAAATCCGTTCTCCATCGCTCTGGTGGCGAACTTATATTCAGCGAAACAACCTTTTTGGTTTCTATCCATATCACTAATATACAAAAAAAAAGTGACAACCTTACAGGGTTGCCACTCTTCCGATTGAACAAAATCAAATATAAAGGACTAAACAGAGAAAAACTTTATATATCACAAATATACCCTATTGAATTCACAAAGGGGTATTGAATTCATAAAAGTTATTAACGACCTTGCCCACGATACTTTTTCTTATAACCCTTCTGACCTACAGAAGCGTTCTTAGAATGTACGTTTGGTCTTTTAACTTTACTCTTTCTTTTGTATGTACTAACTACCTTTCTTGCCATTACTTTTACCTTTTTCCCAAGTTCTTCCCACAAAGTACGCACCGTAAACAGTAACGAGGAGCGTTTGAAATATAGGGATATATTCCTTCTGTATTGAAAACTGTCCAATGTTGCCATCGGTAAATGCCAATATGGTAAACATCGCTGTAAGAAACACCATAACAAGCGGTCGTATGTTCTTTGACAGGAACGAGTCGCTTTGCATATCCAGTTTCCAGCGTTCTGTAACTTGTGTTTGAGCATCATTATCTGCTTTTTCTAATAGTTCTTGTATCTTCTGCTTTGCAGCAAGTCGTTCTTCATCAGTAGTTGTTACTTTATCTATAACATCCCCTATGTCCTTTACAAGACCACCAGTGATTAATTGAAGTATCTTTTTCATTAGTATGTCCAGATTACTTGTTCGGACTTCTCTTCATCATCTATATCAATATGTATGAAGTTGTTTGCTATTCCGATACGAGTTATTCCGTACTCTATAAATAGGCGCACCAAGTGAAATCTATCTCTTGAATTAGTACACGCCACATCACAAGCTAAACCTCTTAGATGACTTGAGTTGGGTGTTCCGCCAACCTTAGCATTATGAGATTCCGTTCTGTACCCTGAAGTAATATGTATGGGTCTTCCGTAGTGTTCACGAACCTCTTCAAGTATCTCAAGAAGCTCTTTACTCATCAACTGTCCAGAGCCTTGTATATCTGGCGAGTCAAATTCGTGGTAATCAAAGTATTTCATAATTTATCTATTACTTGTTGAATCTCTTCTAAGTCCACGTTCAATCTAAAACTAAGGTCAGCAGACCATTGTCTTACGGGTCTGTTTTTATGATAAACAACTATAATCGGTACTGTTTGCACTTGCACCTTAAAATCATCACTTTGGTCTTCCAGCCAAGCAAATTGCACTTCACAACCTATTAAATTGTTAAGGTCTATATTATGCTCTTTGTTCCATTGTGTATTGACTTGTAATACTGTAATATCTGATTTATTAACCTCACCTAAAGATGTAGGGCTAAATAGTAGAAACGCTAAGACAATTAAAGTTCTCATCTTAATTCATATACACGCTGCTCAATCAGTTCAAGTTTCTCAAAGTTCTTTTCTATAAGCTCACGATTATTCATAATCTCTGAACGGATGGCGTTATCTTTTAGGTCGTACTCTTGTCTTGAGATAACAGGTTCAGGTAATTCCATAGCTCTATCAATCTGTGCTTTTAAGCTAAAGTAAAACGCTGTTACAGTACTTATACCGACAGCAAGAGATACAATAGTTTCTATGCTCATACTGAATTTAGTATCTTTCGACAACTCTGACATTTCTTATCTATTAAGAATTAAACGACCACCCTGCAAAGGTATGTACACCATTCCCTTCGACAGATATCTCTTTAGACTTCCAACCATAAGGCGATTCGTCTAAACCATTCCACAACACATCTACTGAATAACTATCAGATGCAACACCCTCAGTTTCTATTTCGCCTTCCTCATCAAAGGTTGGTTCTGTAACCCATAGAAAACCAAGTTTTACAATAGTGTGATTGTGAGATGGGTATTCGTTTCCATCCTCATCGGTTTCGTGTGGAAGAGCAGCGATTTTCTCTTCTGCTTGTTCCTGTGAGTCAAACTCGTACTTTTTAAATAAATATCCCATTTTTTAACTTGTTAAATTTTGAAGTTCTGTATCTGTTAGTGCTGTGTTATATACTTTTAAATCTTTTACTTTTCCGTAGAAAGGCGAACCACCATTGCCATCGTCAAAAGCAAACTCTTTTAAACCTGTTGGCGTATTACCTGATGAGTCGATAGAAACCTCTGTACCATTTACCCATACAGCAAAATCATTTTGCTTGTATTTAATTGCTATTTTATTAAATTCTAAAGCGTTTGATAATGTTTTAGTATTATCAGATGCTTGTGTTGATGATGCTGATACAATTACATAGGCGATATTATTGTTATTTCCGTAATAATAAAATTGTATTTTATCACTTGTACTGCTGTCTGATATACATATATTTCTAAAAGTACTATCATTAGCAAGTGTTGCAGTTTCAAAAAATAACACACCCTCACTATCATTAAATACAGTTGAGTTACCCGCATCATTAGCTGTTTCAGCAACCCTCGTAACACTACTTCCTTCTGTCGGTATATAGCTTGTTGCGTAGCTTCCTGCTTCAATCATTTGACCCCATACAAACAAATTGCCTGTCCCATCGCCTTGATAGTTATGAATATTAGGTAAAGCTGCTAAACTTGAATCAGCAATAAAAACTTGTAATGCTGTTTGCGTAACATTACTTAGTGTCCAAGAACCTTTAACAATACATCTATACCAACCATTACCATAATTTTGTAATTCATAAGAAATATCAGATGCGTTTGCTGATGCACCTGTTAATATAGTTTCAGTTTCTAAATCAAAATTACCCATAATATAACTAAAACTACCTGAACCATTAACTAACCTGACTTGTACCTGATTTTTAGTTCCTGCTTTTACAAAAACAGAACCTGACTTTATAGCGTTATAAGTGATGGTGGCTCTATAGCCACTTGCTTGTTGAATATAATGAGAAGTAGCACCTGAATCGTTTGTATCTTGAAGTTTATAAGCTGTATTGCTACCATCAGGCGAAACACCACTTTGGGTAGTAATTGTAGAATTTGTTTTAGTATAATAAGTGTTATTATCATATTCTAAGCTGTATGGTAAACTATTCGTTCTACTCGGCTCAAGAAGTAGATGCCCACTTGTGTTGTCTGTAAAGTCAATACGAGGTTTGCCACTTGGTACTGTTTCAATTAACCCCTGTTTGTTTACCCTTGTAGCACTTGATGCCCTTGTAAAGTCAAAAGGCAAAGGTTTGAAGTTATTGTTTTCGTCATTATACGCTAAGGCATAGCCATCTTTGACTGCCCAATTACCATTACCGAATTTAAAAGTATTTGCCATTATTCTATTGTATATAATTGTCCTTTTGCCATAGCGTTAAAGCTATCCCAACTTGTAAGCGTTTCAAGTTCGCTGTCGGTTAGTGCTGTTTTGAAAGTCATAGCTTGTTTTATCTTCCCTAAAAATGGTAATGCACCATTTATATCAAAAGATAATTCATTTAAGCCACTTATAGATTGATAAACAAAAGAGCTATTTAAAGATTGTGAAACGCCATCTATATAAACTTTCATATCGTTCTCCTTATATCTTATAGCTATTTTGTGATTTTCTGTTTGGTCAAAACTTGCGCCACTTATGTGTATCGCATCTGCAAAATCTGTCCCATTATGAAAAATCCTTACTGTACCATTATTTCGGTATTGTATCATTAATGAATTTGTATAAGGCGAACCTGCACCATCATTAATAACTATATATCTATTTACGTTTTCCTCAGCAAACGCTTGTATCTCAACAAAAAAACTGCTTTCGGTATCATTAAACTCTGCGCTTGTTCCTGAACCATTACAAACATCGGCTGAACGTGTTGTAGTGCCTGAACCATCCCAAGATATATAAGAAGTTGGATAGCTGCCTTCCTCTAATTGAGCTCCCCATAGATAAACACTTTCACTTGCAGCAGTAACACCCAAACTAAAAGTACCACTTCTTCCTAAAGTATCAATAGCAATACAACGATACCAACCATTCCCATAATCTTCCATAGTACCCTCAAAACCACTATCTGTATTTGTTATAATACCACTCTCTACATTAAAGGTAACACCACCGCCACCACTACTTACATTTGCAATTTTAAAAAGGTTTGTGCTACCTTTTTTTGCGAAACAACTTGCAACCTTGTTTGTTGAGCTCCAAGTACTAAAAACAACAACAGCAAAACCACCTGAAACTCCTGTTAATAAATCAGCTGTTAAGTTTCCATCAGGCGAAACAATTTGATTTGAATTAATAGTGACCCCATTATTTACCCAATATCCATTATCAAATTCCTCTGTTCTCTGTAAGTTGTTTGTCCTTTGTGGCTCTAAAAGTAAAGCAGGGCAATCCTGTACTACGCCATCAATTAAAGGGTAATCTAAACGGGGTACGTTTGTAGCAACGCTTTCTATTAGTCCATCTTTGTTTACTCGTGTGGCACTTGAACCCCTTGTAGCGTTAAAATCCCCATTACCATTAGCAGGTAGAACAGAGTATAGGTTGTCTGTCGTTCCTGCTTTATATCCACTTGGGATTTGCACTACACCTGCATTATCGTATATGCTCATTAGTTTAAGATTAAAGTTTCTATATTTTCCATAATACTTTGAGTACCCTCAGCAGTTCCACTATCTGATAACACTCTGTTTGAATAATCCATAGCTACACCAATTATCTTGTATTGGTTCTCTTGCTTGTTTTCTACAACGTCTAAATCAACAGCTTGTGTTATACTAATATAACCAACTTTAGTGGAATCTGTTGCATTATAACTAATTTTAGCTGTGTTAGCTGCCACACTACCATTAGCTGTAACTCGTGCATCTGTATAATAAAGATTTGTACCTTCACTTACGTTTGAGGTGCTTAATGATACTGCGCCTGTCTGTCCGTTTACGCTATCTACTGTATTGACCTCTGCACCTGTTTCGATACCTGCCAACTTAGTAGATGAAGTGCTGTCAAAACTTATTTTAGCGTTGTTGGTTGTTATGTTATTCGCTTGGGTGGTCGTAATACCCACTTTAGCGTTGTTTGTAGCAATATCACTCGCTTGTTGGGTGGTTATACCTACTTTGGCGTTATTCGTTGTTATATCACTTGCCTGTTGCGTAGTAATACCAACCTTTGCTGTATTGGCAGTTATCGCATTTGCTTGGTCAGTTGTTATGCCAATTTTAGCTGTGTTAGCTGTGATTGCATCTGCTTGGGTAGTTGTGATACCTACCTTCGCATTGTTAGTAGTGATATCAGATGCCTGTTGTGTGGTAATTCCGACCTTAGCATTGTTTGTAACTATGTCAGCAGCTTGTTGAGTTGTAATGCCAACCTTAGCGTTATTTGTGGTAATATCACTTGCTTGTTGTGTAGTGATTCCTACTTTAGCGGTATTTGCTGAAACAGAAGAGTTTGCTGATACTCTTGCATCTGTATAGTAAAGATTAGTGCTGCCCTCTGAAATATCATCTGTATCGAGAACTACATCTCCTGTTTGTGTGTTTACGCTATCAACTGCACCAGCACCAGTTCCAGCTCCTATATTAGTTCTTATAGCAGATTTATCACTATCTGATATTGATGTAGCAGCGACAAGAGAAGAAGTGACGTTGGTAGAATCTGTGACATCAGCGTTAGCTTCTATTCCAGACAGTTTAGTTGAGGAGTTGCTATCGAAACTTATCTTAGCAGTATTCGCCACAATAGCATCAGCCTGTTGAGTTGTTATACCTACTTTTGATGTATTGGCGTTAATAGCACTCGCCTGTTGGTCAGTTATCCCTGTCTTGGCGGTGTTGGCTGCAACAGCACTGTTTGATGCAACACGAGAGTCCGTGTAGTATAAATTAGTACCTTCATTAACATTACTTGAAGTAAGCGTTACAGAACCAGTCTGACCGTTTACAGAAGTAACATCGTTTACTTGCGCACCAGCTTCTATTCCAGATAACTTAGAAGAACTTGTAGAGTCAAAACTAACCTTTGAATTGTTAGTAGCTACATTAGATTCAAGAGTATCTAAATCTACAGCTTGTGTAACGCTTATATTAGCCACTTTCGCTGCGTCTGCTGAAGGATAAGAGTTCTTAGCTGTATTGAGAGAAATAGCACTTGTATTCGTGCTTATATCGCTTGTATTGGTGCTTATATTAGACGTATTCGTACTTATGTTAGCTGCGTTTGTATTTACGCCAGAATCAACATAATCTTTTACTGCGCCAGAAGTGGGTATTGAACTGTCGTCATCATTGTTTGATATACCATCAGCTTCATCTACAAACTTAGTAATTGTAATATCTTCTCCAGTATCTTTTAGTGAACCAAACTCGGTAGTACCAGTAACCTTTATAGAGCCATCGGTGTTTATAAATACGCCTGTTTGATTACCATCGCCATCAGTAATTTCTACTTGACCTGTAATCTCAGCGTTATCAAGGGTCTTTAACAATCCCTTGAAAGTATCTTTTATCTTTTTGTTATTTAGTGTAGCCAATGTTCTCTGTTGGTTTTACTTGTTTAACTCTTCTTTCTAAATACTTCTTTAGCTTTACTATATTGCCTTGCTTAGGCTTGTACTTACTTATAGATTCCATCCGTGAAATAATACGTCTTTATCTGGGTAAATATCCTCATTGTTGTTTGTATAATACTCTGGGAACTTCTCATCTGCGTGGAAGCTCATATAGTCTATAAAACGCTGAGTATAGTATTCTGCATAATCACGTTCTCTATTAATTAGTAGGTCAACCTCTTCTTTACTGGCGATTGAACTATTCTCAGAGTTATGCTTATATACGCCACCATTAGCGATTGTGTACGCTGCAAATGGAAGGTACTCAGCCATAGCATAGTGAATAAGCATAGGTTGAATGTAATCGTTTATTAGAGCTAAGTAATCACCAGACAAGCTACCTCCAATAATATCAGCACTAATCTTATCGTATAAGTCAGTACCCATATAGTTTCTAACGTGAATCTCTTGAGCTATGTGTATAAACTGAATAAACTTATCAGTGTCCACCGAACCATTAAGTGCGGTGTTCTTTACAAGGTCAGCTCTCTTTATAAATAATGCAGTTGCCATATTATTCTTCTTCTTCTATTTGAGGTTCTTCATCAACTTGGTCTTTCTTAACACCAGTTTCTTTTTCTATTTCACTCTCAGATATAGCATTTGTCAAGTCAGTGAACTCAAGTGGCTGTAATGTCTTGAAATAGATATCCAATTCAATTCCGTTATACATAAGCACTTTCTCTAACTCATCTAAGATTGTTACTTGCATAGGGCGAATAACAGTGTTATCCATAAGTACAGAAGCCGTTTGGAGCTCTTCTGCGTTATTTCCAAGACCAGTTGAATCCTTGATACCAACGAGCATAGGAGAGACGATTCTGTGCGATACCATTACCTTACGCATAGATTCATCAGACAAGAACTGATACTGCTGGTGAGCGTCAGATAACTGTACAGGCTCTATTGTAGCTGCAAGTTCTTTAGAGTCATTAAACGCCAAGATAAATCTACCTGCGTTAGAACTACCGCTAAACTTCTCTACGATACTTCTCTCAATCATTTCCCTCTGCTCATCTGGCGGTACTCCGTTATTGAAGTTGATAAGCATAGAAGGAGCGAGTCCGTTCTGAATGTTATTAATGTGGTAGTTTGCCACCTCTTCCTCAAGCTCTGCATACTGTAATCCACCCTGATAATCTACTGGCGAATAGTATTTGTAACCAGCACGATAAGGCTTAATATAAAGAATTTCAAGTGGCGACTTAGATTTGCCGAAAGCAGGTATTCTCTTTAGCTTATCAGACTGCTTGTACTCCTCCCAATTAGAGTGATAGAAATAAGCCTCTATCTCCCCTTTTGAATTGCACTTCTCAGCTCTAAGAGTTTCTACAGGCATATGCTCAACTTGAGCAATCTTCTTTCTGTCTTTGGTGTATATAATCTGAAGTGCAGCTTGACCCATCATCTTGTAGTCGTAGCAAATCTTCTTCATACAGTCTTTAGTGAAGAGCTCTTTCATCTCGTCATACTGACTTTGATTCTTATCGCCATCAGTAGCATCAAGTCCTTTACCGTAAATCATTTCTGCAATACCGTTGATTGCAGCATTATTTGTTGGTGAGCCATTGTACCTGTCAATTAGGTATTCAAAGTAGTTGTTATCATCGCCATAAGAAACCCAGTCTTGATTACTGTACTCCTTAATGTCAGGGCGTGAATACGACTCTAAGTTTACGATGTGTATTTTACCATCTTTTGCTTGAGGCATAGTTCTTCTATTTGTATTTCTTCTTGACTTACTCATACTGTTATATATTCATTGTTGTAGCTTTGTTCGACTACATAATCGTCTTTGTGTACATCAAACTTATCGTAGTCTGTTTGGTTGGTACAAAATAATACTCCTTTGTATAACTCCCCACTACTATCAATTAACTTAATACCATAGTATTCGTTTTCTCTAAAGCTGAATTGACCTGATACTGTGGAGAATGGGTCGCCATAATTAAACACAATTTGAGGGTCTGTATTCCAGTTTTGGTCAACCTCATTAAAGAACACATCTGCTGTTTGCCAGTAATATGGAGAGCTGTAGTTTATCTCTCTTCTGGAGGACTTATCGTAAATACGAATAGTGACATTACTATCGTTCTGTCGTCTTGGTATAATACGAATAATTTGCAGGTCAGTAGATGTTGTTACAACGTGCATTATAGAATTACATATTCGTTATCGTAACTTGTTTCGGATGTATAATCGCCATCCTGTACAAAGAACTTCTCTCCGTCAGTTTGGTCTGTACAGAATATAAGTCCTCTGTATATAATCTCACTACCGTCTTTTACTTCAAATGAATAAGCTCTGTTCTCTACAAGAGAGAAAGAACCTGATAGTATCATAAAAGGGTCAGATGATGTCTTAGAAACAGATACAGTAGATGTGGTGAATTGCGTCTTATCTGTGAGCTCAAGAGTAACAGAACTCGCATCTTGTCGAGGTACTATTTTTAGTTGTTGAGCTGCAATAGATGTAGTTAATAAGTGCATATTAAAATAACAGAATTGTAGCTTTTTGTTTTTGGCGTATAAAAAAATAGGGGATGTAAAACACCCCCTATCAGATTCATAACCCTATTGAATTTATGAAGGGTCTCTTTGAGTTGACTCAGAAGCAGTAGCACTTGACATACCTGCGAATGGGTCTGTATCAGTACCACCATCAACGAATGAAGGCATACGGAGTTCGTTTGCAGTTAGTGTAAGTGTATATCCGTTCAAATCACCCATAGCAGTACCAGTAACAGCAGTACCACCAGTAACATCAGCACCATTTTCAGCACCAACTAATAAGAACTTATCGTCGAATGTTTGTACAACAACGTGAGGGCGACCATACGCCATCAACTTCAATTCTTTGTTATCCTCTTTAGTCAGTTTGAATAAGGTCATATTTACGACTTGCTCGAAGAATGTAGTTCCGTTCTCAAGAGAAGACGTAATGTTAGTTTCAAGGGAAGAGTTACCTTTGACATCGTAAGAGTGGTAAGTGAAAGTTCCTGTCATATCAGTGATTTCATCGCTACTACCAAATGTTAGCGAACCTAAATCACCAAAGTCAACAAAGTGAATTTTCTTAATACCACCAACGGCATCTTTACAAGGTCTTAATCTTCCGCCAGTTAAATCACAAGCCATATTATAAGTATTAAAAAGGGGGTGGGTTTAGCACCCCCATATTAGACGATTAATTATTAGGTGTAAAGAACGATGTCAGAACCGATACCATATTGGACACCAGCAGTGAATCGCATTACGATACGAACATTTTGACTTCCGTCAAGGTCAGCCATATCAATAACTTTAACCTCGTTGTGGTCTGCTAATAGACCAGTACCAAAGTACAAGTTAGATGTTTCCGCAGCTACAGCATCATTATCAGCAAGACCGTTAGCAACAAACAAAGGAATACCTTGAAAGTTCATCTCAGTTTTACCAACGTGATACAAGTCACGATATCCTAAAGCAGCTTGTGCAGATACATAAGCCTTAGCGATGTTTGAAGAAACGTAGATTTTTAAATCTTCTTTTCCGTAAACAGCAGAAGGAATTGCATCAACGATTTTCCCAAGCTCAGCGATTACGTTAGCAGAAGTAACAGTAGTACCTGTAACGTCTACAACATCACCGTCAGCAGCTAACAAAGTAGCAAGACCGTCAAACTCACCAGCAGTGGCGTCAGTACCTTGCCAGATGTTTTGCTCAGTTTGCTCTGCAACTTTAGCAGCAACGTGACCGATTAGGAAATCAGCGAATTTAGGAGGTAGGTTGTCATAGGCAGAATAACCCATTTGAACAGCTTCCCAGTCAGAACGGAAATCCTTCTTACAAAGCTCAAGGTTTACTTGAAACTCTTCAGGTTGGAGAATACGCTCTGTCAAAGTCAAAGAACCAGCATCAGTAAAATCACAAGAAGCGTTTCCAATAAGACCGCTTGTTGCAACTTTCTTTACAACTTCTTTGTACTTTACATTAGGCTTTACAGTAATACCGCCATTTGCGATTGTATTACCGCTTAATAGAGCAGCAGAGATGTACTTTCCAGCAAACTCTCCTGCATATGTAGTAGTAATTGATGGAGTTGGCATAATTTAATTTTAATTTAGTTTATTTTGGACATTACTCGGTCAAGTGTCGAAAGAGGGCGATTTTGACCGAACTTAAAGCCCCCGTTTTTTTCTTGTTTTTCCTCTGGATTGTGTGCAATAGGCTCAACTGCTGGTTCAGCAGATAGCTTTTCAATTTGTGCACTCAATTCAGCTTTTTCTTCTTCGTAAGATTCTTTTTCCTTACCCATTTCACCTTTCATTGACTCAATCATATCCTTGAGTTCAGCGATTTTAGAATCGAATTCGGACTTAGAAACATATTTTTCTTCTTCTAACTCTTCTTCTTCTTCAACTTCTTCTTCTTCTTCCTCAGCTTCTTTTTCAGCTTCGTCTTCTTCAGCAAGTTGTTGTTCGGTAGATTCGTCAGATAGTTCAGTAGCCTCTTCAGCTACTTCGTCTTCAGACAATACGACTTCTTCCTTGACTTCAACTTCAGGAGCAACTTCTTCAGCAGATACTTCTACGTTTTCTACTTCTTCTTTTACCTCTTCGGAATTAATCATAGAAAGTTTCTGCATAATGTCTTTTAATATAAGAGTTGCTTTACCTTCCATAATAAAAATTTAACTTTAAAGTGTATAATAATAACTAATAATAATTCCTCTGTTAGATTTTGCCTACACCCTGTGCCCTTAATGTACCGTCACAGCACTTTCGTGAGTAGGTTCTACCGTTTTTGCAGAGACAACCACGTCTTGAATTGCGTGGAGACGTTCTGCTTGGTGTTTCTTCTGTTCTTTTCATTTCTTACTGCTTTTAGGGTGTTTCTTAGGTAATAGGTCGTAATCTGTTGTGTATTTGGCGTTTTGAGGTCTGCCGTTCTTTAGCAGGTATATATAAGCGTTTACTCTCGCTTGTGCCCACTGTTCAGCAGACTTTACCATTGGACTATGTGATGTTTGAAATGCGCCAACACCACGCTGATATACAGATTTAAGTTGACCTACAGTTGTTCCGTAACCGAGTTTAGATTTATACTTCTCGTTGAAGTCACTTGCTTTCTTTTGTAATGACTTTAGC